ACAACCCTTTACTCACCCAGCTAGACCCGTTGTAGACATGATTGAAACGGGGAGCGTTTACTGCTGCTGAGGACAGCACACCTGACGAAGTGAAATATGTGCCAGTCGATGCCCGGCTAAATGATGGCGTAGGACCATAGGCCGCTGGCAAAGACCTATCTGTAGCCCAATCTAGATCTAAGGCTGGCAAAGGATCTTGGATAGACCTAGCCCTTTTAGCGCCCGTCAAACCAGCAGAAATACCCACGCCTATCATGCTGTGCCCTCTGTTGGTTCCGATGCTAAGTAGGTCCAGCATGTCAGTACCAATTAACCAAGTTGGTGGCAGTGGTGCCTGTTGCCTTCACTCGGCTCACCCGAATTGGCAGCACCTCGCCGTTGTACACCGTGTAGGTCACATCTGATCCGCCACCCGCTGGAGTAACCACCAGAGTGCCGCCTACGCCAACTCGGATGGCTCGTGAGTTAAACGCCAGATCCGTGCTGTCTGATGGCGTGATGGCCACCTGATTATCCGCTGGGCTCGTCAAACCTTCTACAAAACTGCTGTGCTGATCACCCATCTTAGTACTCCTCGATTACTGCTAGTACATCCGTTTGCTTTGCTGCCGTCATTGTTGCCAAACAGCCAACCTTTAAAATGTGGCCATTTTTTAGCGGCAAAATGCTCCTGCTATTTAAATCCCTTGGCAGCCCAGGCAGCAGGCTAGACCCCAGAATATCCACGCTAGCCACCGCGCCATCTGTGCCGCTGGCCAATGCCACCCGCACTGTGCCAAGCAGGAAATCAGTAGTGCCGTCACTGATGGCAACCTTCAGGTTTACCGCGCTGGTGTCTGTGGTGGTAACTGTGAGGCTTTTAACCACGGCATCATCTGTGCTGGCTGTGTACAGGGTTACAAACGATGTGGTGTCTGTGCTGGTTAGGCGCTTGCCTAGCACATTGATTTCTTGGGTGAAATTTAGATTGGTACTCTTAGCCATTCTTCCTCCTAATTTTGAACTTTAATCGGATCATTCATCGTGACTGCAAAAGTTCCCGCGCTGCTGCTAATGTCTGCGCCAAAATCGATGTAGCAGACCAATTCGTCGGCGCTCGATGCGCCGCTTCTGCTCCTGTAGATCACCGCGCCGCGTGCAGTGATTGTGCTGGTCGTCCAACTTGTGATGCTGAATGTTATTTCCACATCATTGTTTGTGTTGTCCACTGCGGCAACTGTGCAGGTTGCAGCGTTACCGCCTGCGGTGTATCCGGTTCCAGAGACTTCGTTGGTGATGTCGTCGCGCTTATCGTGCGCTTTGTCTGCGGTGTAACTACTGGTAACCAGCAGGCATTTAAATGTGTTGGAGGCACAGTTAATTGAACCCGTGAACGAGTCGTAATAAAACGAGTTGTACACGAGACTCGCCATTATTCTTTATCCTGTTTTTTAAACTGTCCACCTTGGATCATGTCGGTGATGCGCTCAATCTCGGTGCCAAGTTGCTGCTGAGTTTTAGCCAGGACAGCAAGCGTGCTTTCCAGTGAATGCAAAAATGCAAAATGTCGATCACGCAGTGGAACAATTAGCTCACGTGCAATCCAAGAACAGCACTGCCAAAACGCGTAGCCGGCTACACAGAGTCCCATGGTTGGCAAACCAAACTCCCTGATGAATTGAATGGCATCCATTGCGGTCCTCAGATCAGCCAGTTAATGGAACGAGCCGGGAACCCGGTGAACTTTGAGAATGCGAACGAGTCCCGCTGTTTCAGCATTCCATCAGCTACCTCGGCATCCACCCACCAACCGGATGCCGGCGCGTCTGGGTGTGATTTTGGACCGGTCGTGCTGCTAAATCCCCAACTGTTGACAATAAACAAACCCGGTCGCTTTCCGGTCTTCCTGTAGCCTATGAACGACATCGAGTGGCCCCATCTACCACTCGGTGCGGCAAAGCCTTCGGGGTCGCGTTTCAGGCCGAATCCTCGATTGCTGGCGACCTGTATCCCATAGCCTTGGCCAAGTGCTGACACCGCATCGCTGAACGATGTAATCAGTGTGCAGTTGCCGATTGGGTGCCGTTTGGCGATGTCCTCGATCTCAGTCGGTACGCCTTTTTTGCCCCAGTCACGGCAGCGCGCTTGGTCGTATTTGGCCAGATCGTAGGATCCATAAATCCCCTGCGCTATAACTCCCCAGCGCCTCACCCACTCTGCCGCCCAAGCGCCGATAGAACCATCACCGGAAATTTTTCCGCCGCCAATCTCGACGCGGGAACCACCATAGATCGCTTCGAAGCAGGGAATGCGTGTTTCCTCTGGATCACCTGCGATTATTTCGCCTGCCTGCGTGAGCATTAGCGCGTGACTGGTTCCAAACGAAACGCAGGAGCCGACAGAACCCTGAGACAGTTCAGGCCATGCCGTGCCGCTGGCCTTTTGCCATGCCTGCCATCCCAACACCTCGTCGGGTAGGCTGGCTTCGTCCACTGCGCTGGCTGGCGTGTCTCCCCATGTTGGCATAGGTAGACCGGAGACCACCGCATCGACTGCTGCGGGATCCTCGATCCAACCAAAATTTTCATCGACCTCAGCCATGTTTTCACCGCGCCAAGGTATTTAGGATTAGGCTGATCCGGCGGCACTGCGCGGCACATCTTGCGCCGAGTCCCCCCGCCAGGTTGGCCGCCGGATCAGTTCCCAGTGCGCTGGACAATTCGTCAGCTATGCGCTGCCTGACCGTCATCAGCTTGTTGCCGATGCCTGCTTGCTGGCTGAGTAGTCGAAGCGCACCAGTCCATGCGCCAAGCGTTGCGTGCTGGCCGGCCATCACTTCCCCTTGGCGGTAGAGTTCCGCCAGTGTCTTTAGGCTGTTCTGTTGGTCTGATTCCTGCAAACCGCCAACGATGCTGGCCAGTGCTTGGTACAGCGGATCCTTGGTTATATCGTCCGGTGTTGGAACTGGTGGCACTGGTGGCACAGGTGCAGGCAGATCACCAGCGATGATATCGGTGGTGGCGTACTCGGGCACATCTCCAGACGCGGTGACAAATGTGAGTCGGTATTTCCCTGGTGTGTAGCAGATCACCCGGAATGAAAGTTTGCCGTTGGCGGCGACCTCTTGGAATGCGTCACAGTCGCCGGCTGGTGGGATCAGGATTGTGTTTTTGCCGGTAGAAACCACCTCGACGCGCGCCAATCGGTTGCACGGCGTGCGCACCTCCGGCGGTGCCTTGATATCAGCGAACAGCAGGAAAAGTATGGCGGGTGTCATACCTCAAATTTAAATAACCCGGCGAACTCAGACACCTTTAGCCATCCAGTCTGGACAGGTCGAACAGATGGCCTCACTGGATTTAGCATGGCCAATCTTTCGGCATTGGCCATGGATAGCACACGAACGCAGCACCGCCACGCCGCATCCGCAGGTTGTTGGATCCTCGATGGCTTCGCCCAAGTGAACGCATGGCGTGGTGGTTCGGGTGATCCATAGCTTGCGAAATGCTGGATCAATGCCGTTGCCGCCCCAGAGGCGGTTGTATTCCGGGTTGGTGAGGTAGAGGTAGCACACCCGGCATTCGCAGGCGGTTGGGTTGAGTGGGCAGGGTTTGGTGTTCATTTTAGAAAGTGACCGTAGCTGTCACATCTGCAATGACATTTCCTTTGGTAATATTTGGAATTCCAATGATTGTTCTGTATGAGACATAATAAATTTCGCCCGAATAAGTCAATGAAAATGGCGAACAAGAATGGGATGTTGGAGCAACTGGAGTTGGAAAATAAAAATTTAAACTCGGACCTGTTGGAACAACTCCAATTGTAAGAGTGATGTTGTCATAACTGTATCCACCACCTGAATAAAACGGGGCTTGAATTCCAAACCAAGTTGGCCCATTTGCGTAGGTGTAGCTTTGGTATCCAGAACTTGCAAAAGCTTTAGGTGGGTAAGAATTATCAAAACTAATGTGTGTACCTCTATAACTAGGATTTTGACAGCTTGACGGGTAGCAAAAAGACGGCGAGTATCCCAGCTCATCAACCAGAGCTAGGCCATTGTAGTAATTGCAGTTGCCCACAATGCTTGATGGCCAGCTTAAATTACTGGTGCCTTTTACCGATACAGTTTTTGTTCCCAAATAGGAATAGGCTGCCCTAGGTGTCGATGTGTAGGTGATAGTTAATTCGATTGGCGCACTTGTATCTGCTAGACCAGGACAATAACCGCTTGGCCCAAACAAACTTAAAAGGTGGCCACCGCATGAGCAGCAATTTGAACAGGTAAGGGTTGCTGTGCTGGAACCGGTTGAAGTTGTTGCCGTTGCTCCACCAGTAGTTCCGCTGGAACTATAGCTGGTAAAAGATCCGCCACCGCTAGTAACTGTTGCTCCAGCGGTCGCGGTTCCGCTCGGCTGAGACACCGTCGCCGTTGTCGGTGAAAACGGTTCAGCGATTGCCGTTGCGGATGCTGCCATTAGGTAGACCTACCGCCGGGAATGTGTAGCGTTTTCTTAGTGACCGTCAGCACTCCAGAAACACAGGTGATGTCGGTCACCACCTGAATTGACAGGATCGGTCCGGAACTTGTGACGTAAACATCTTTGGTGGTCGTCCCACTGATCAGCTTCGTGTACATGTATTTGCCGATGTATTTGCCGTTAGGCAATGTTTTAGCATCAGGTTCACGAATGATGATTTCGGTGTAGTCCGTGCGCCATTCGTTGTTGTTGTTATCCCACCAGACGATCTTGCCTGTGTGATCACCTGCCGGCGTGGTTGTTCCTGTCACCTGGACAAAGTCGATGCCGTCACCCGGTTGGCTAATATAGCTGTCTTCGGTTGCGCCAAATCTAGGTGCCAGTCTGCCGCCCTCGAATGCGCGCAGCATGGTGGCCAGCCGTTCGGCTGATTCGCTGGATAGGGAAAACCCGACTTCCGGTGGCATTAGAGCGGACTCGGAAAGGTTGTTGATGCGACCACATCAAAAGACAATTGCGCAGCGTTGTCGGTCCAGACTCCAGCCGCTTCGGTGTTTTCAGCTACAAATCCTTGAGCATCCAAGCCGACAGGCTGGGTGATGTATTTGCCATTCTTTTTGATCGGACCTTTGACGGTGGTCTGGTTGCCGGCAGCGTCTCTTGCATATTGTTTGGCTTCGAGTCCGACCGACCGCAAATCCCAAGTCCAACTGTAACGCACTTCAAAATTGATTGACCATCGCCAGTAGGAAACACCTTCCTCGTAGACCAAATTTGCTGAAATCCCACGCAGTCTTGCCCGCTTAGCAGCGATTATCCAACTGCCTATTGTCAGTGTGTTGGTGTTAATTTTTCCAAGTGCGGAAACCCAGCCGTCACCCGGCGCACTGGTGCTGTTTAAACCAATAGTGATGGCGATGGCTGGGATGTCAATCATGTAGGGAGGAGAGATAGGATCGCCAGCCGTGTTCACGATTGGCTCGTCTGTGACCACATCTTTTTCAACCACACGTTGGCCGACATTGATCGTCTGGAATGTGTAGTCTCTTGGTCTCGAAAGCGGATTGGAAACCCTGCTGGCTGGTGGCTGGCCCTTCTGCTGGGTGTCGATTTGCGGATTACCGGTGGCCATCATTCCACCACCGCCACCACCGCCGCCGCCACCTCCACCACCTACCCAAGCATCCATGGCGTAGGCATATTGAGCGGTTACGATCCAAGCCAGCGGATTGTCGCTGTCCTGAACCGGACTTAGTGAAACGCAAAACGCTTTGGCATCTTCTGGATAAACGCTGAATATTAACGGCAGGCTGGGATGGCTGCCGGCGTAAAACGGACCAGCCGTCGCATCGTCGGTGATGATGCGGAATTGCCGTGTGTACTGGCGTTGAAAACTGGAATTGACCGAGCCGGATTTGCCAGCCAATTCTTTAAAGCTGACATATGCCATTTACAATCCCTTTCCAAATTCCAGCAGTCCTGGCAAAAATCTAGTAGCGCTTGCCTCAATACCTCGCGCAACCTCACCCAAAATGAAAACCATCTTGTCGGAATTCTCGGCGATCTTTTCTTGCGGGTTGTTTCCCTGGGAACTGAAGCGGTCACGCATCCGGCTTTCCCACTCTGCCGCCGATCCGCGTTCCAGTGCTGCCGCAAAGATGTTTTCTGGTGCCGCTTGGTCTTTGCCCATACCTAGGCGCGGCTTTCTTTCTGCACCTTTAGCCGCCTCCAGATTGCCTTGGAGATTGCCAAGACTTGCCGCAAAGTTTTCTAATCCGGCCTGAAAGTTTGCCAGCCCGCCGCCGGCATTGTCATTGAATTGCTGAGCGTTACCGCGCATCGCCTCGTTGAATTCTTTGCGGTTTCGCAATCCGAGATCTAGTAAAACCTCGTTCCATGCCTGATTAAGAGCGCCCGGGTTGGTTATTTTTCGTAGCTCATCGATGCCTTTGGCAATGCCTTCGACGAAATACTTCACGCCACCTGTAAGCGCTTTGGCAATATCTATGGTGTAATCCCGAACAACCTTAAAGACATTTTGCAGAAATTCAAAATTGCCATCATCGTCTTGAACCCAACCAAATGCCTTGGCAATTTCCTCGGCAGTGACGGCTAAACCTTCAAACACGCCACGCATGATCGCCAAGCCTTCTTTGATCACGCCTTCAAATGGTTCAGCCAGGCGAACAATTAGGTTGTCCCACGACTCAGACAAAAGCGCCATCTGGCCTGTCATTGAGCCTAGCCATTTAGGCTCTTGCATCAGCGAACCTTGGTCGGCCACCTGGCTAAATTGTAGTTCTTCATTGGCCAATAATGCGTCTCTAGCGCTACTGGCTAGATTTCGCATCATCCCAACCGCGCCTGCGCCAGCCGCCGCAAACATTCCAAACTTAAATGCGCCAAGTACCGAACCCAATCCCGCGCCAATCTGGCTAACGGTGGACATCCGTTTGCCAAAGTCCTCGACCTTGTCAGCGATCTTGTTCAGTCCGCTTTCGGCTCGTGAGCCGTCTAGCGCGACCGATATCGCCAGATTGGAAATCGATTCAGCCATCGGACCTTTCCACTGGTTTGGCACCTAGCGACAAAAGCGCCAGGCGCATTTCCTCGGGTGTCACCTGCCGCACGTCGTCAGCAGGTCTCGTCGTCCACCATGGCAGCGATATTCGTCGTGCCGTCTCCGCTGGATCCTTCAAGTGCGCTGCCATCACCGAATAAGACCAGCCGAGCGTTGCGAGTGTATCCAGCCTGTATGGTCCCCATGGTTCTTGCTGCGCAAGCGCTATCCAATCGTTTAGCTCGTTAGCTCCCAGCGTCGATTCAAGTTCTGCGACTGTCCGTCCCAAGTGACCGGCCAGCGCCAGCATGAAGCGCCGCTGGGCGCTTAGTTTTTTTCCGGTGTTCCGCCTAGGCCGGACAACTGCTGTGCTTTTGCCGCAATCGTTTCCATGACATGCAGCGGGAATGATTTACCGATTAGGTCGGTATCTGATGGATTGAAGATCTGCTGGCCTTTTTCATCGACGATGACTTTGGCCAGCATCGGCAAAACCAAAGACTCGAACTTTTGGCCATCGCTGATTTTCTCGCGAAACTCCAGCGCTTCGCCTGCGGAAAGCTCGCGGACATAGACGAAATCATTTAGCTCTGGGATCTCGACGCGCTCGCGTTTGAGCAGAGCGTATGGCTTGAAACTGTCGCGGGTCAGCACAAAGCCTCCTAAAGTTGGAACGTGATGGTGTATGTAATTAGACCGGAAGTGCTGGACAGATCGATTCCGGTAACGCTGGTGAGTTTCACGCCAGTAAATTCAAGCAGCGGTGTTGCAGGCAAATACGGCATTTCGAAACGAATGTCGTAGCTACTGGCATTGGTCAGGCCGACGCGCCAACCGCTGTAGGTATTACTGGCGGTTGCCGTGTCCTCTAGATGCATCGTGATTGAAACGGTGCCGGGATCGACTCTGCCGATGTATTTTGACAAGGTCATTTCGCTGGCGGCGGTGTTGTCGCTGAATGACCTGGTGATTGTGCTGCCGGTCAGACCAAGCACATATGGCAACTCGACATAGGATCCCACACCGCTAGCGCGGGTGTAAATCTTGGTGCCTGCTGCCATAACTGCGCTTGGCATGTTTTAGGCGGTCAGCGTTAGGGTTGCTGTGTAGGTAACCGTCGTATCGTTGGCACCTAATTCTGGCGTGGTTAGCTCGCTGATAAAACCACTAAAGGTATACAGCGGTGTAGAATCAAAAGCGCCAGGCATGTTCACCGTGACCGTGATTAGTGTGCCGGCAACCAGGATGGTGTTCAGGCCTGTCCATTCGTTGGTTGCGGTTGCCGTGTCCTGTAGCTGAAACGTGAACTGGACGGTGCCGGGATCGGTCCGCACAGGCCGGCGTTTCATGGTGGTTTCACTTAACAAAGTAATATCGGCCACGGCTCTTTGTTTGGTGTTGCCACCAATGGCGGTCAGTCCGGTCATGGTGACGGATGAGCCGCCAGCAACCGGCACATAGGCCGCCGTTGTGCCAACGGCAAACACTGGATCTGGCATGGAATCACCTCCTTAGATATACGCACCATCTACTTGTAAATTAACCAACCGAATGGACTCATCGGATCCGTCGAGTATCACCTCGGATACATCCGACTGGCTAATCACCCGCCAGAAAAAGATTTTTGGATTGGTTAGGCCAACCCAAGTTCCCTGTTCCAACTGGGTGCGTAGCCATGCGGTCACAGACTCGCATTCGCTGCGAGTCTCAGCAGTCACGACTAAGTTCACGCTGGCTTGCCGTGCAACTGTTGTTCCATCGAGGCGCAAAACCGGTGTATCTTCGCTGCCGGTGTACACGATGAATGGCAGAGTTGAACCGGCTGGCGCAATCTCTGGCGAAATACCACCAGGGATAGTTGCGGCATAACCAGTTTGTCCGGTCAAATACGTTCGGATAGCCTTGCCGAATACGGACATGGTTCTCTCCTATCGTGAAGCCAACAGCTTAGCGACTTGGTCACGCAGTTTGTTTCTCACCAGTGTTCTAACTTGGCCTTGAGTTGCTGCGAATGCTGGCCGCATGAACGGGTAAGGTTTCACGCTCTTGCCAGTGTTTGCTCCACGAACCTTCAGGATGTGACCTTTCTCAAGCCACCAGGCATATTGTTTGGGATCGTGCGTTACCAGTTTGTTTATAAATGGATTCCATGCTGTGACCTTGTAGCCAGAGCGCGGTCCGACAATGCACAGCACCCTGCCGCTCGATGTTCGTTTCCACTTGGCGTTTTTCCATTCTGCACCGCTGGCCATGCCACGCGGGTTGATACCGCTACCGCCAATCACCCGGCCATCCGCTGCCGAGCGCGCAACCGATTGAGGTTTGGCCATGTGAACCTTGACACCGATGGACCGTGCCAAAGCGCCGGTCTGGCCAACTTCCGTGACCGTGTTATTGCGTGTGCCAAATGCGCCTTTGGTTGTGACTGCAAATCGCAGCAACTCGCGCTCTTCCGGTGTGCTGATCATTTTTCTAATTTGTTCAACAGAGTAGGTGCGCTTTTTAACCGTGACCAATTTCCTTGGCCTGCCGCGTTTAGGCTGTTCCGGTTTGGCCTGCTGAATCGCCTTCGGCTTTTCTGGTTTAACCGCCGGTGGTTTGGGTTTGCGTTTGATCCTGATGCCGAACTCGTTGAACACCTCGCGCATCAGCTTGTCAGCATCTTTGCGCACCGCCTTGGAAATTTTGTTGCCGTATTTGCTGGCCACTTTCATGGCGCGGCGGCTGGCCTTTCTGGCAATTGCGGAGTGTGGCTTCAGGATCTTTTTAAGTTTTTTCTGATACTGCTGCGCCTCTTTGCCGGCGGCGGCTATGAATTTAGACAGGCGACTTGGTTTGCCAGCCGCCTTCAAGCGGTTAATGCCTACACGCGCCTTGATGCTCGACCGAATTGCAGGTATCAGCACCCTGCCAATCTCCCGCGCCACTGACCGAAAGACTTGCTGTTTCTTTTTCGGGAACTCCAACACTGTGCGGATCAGTTTGTCCGCACCATTAAATTCAAGTTTGTAGCCGAAATCGGCCACTAAACCACCTCTTCCGAGCAGGTTATTTCTAGTATCTCGTTGAGGTAATCCACATTGGTGATACTGGAGATTTCCAGCACTCGGGAACCCAACAGTAACCGCCAAGTCTCATCCATGTTGGCTAGTGCGCTGGCGTAGCGGATCCGCACCGTGTGACCTAAAGTTACTTGGCCTTTGTTGACTGTGGCCTGTGTTCCACCGCCACGGCCAATCATCTCGGACCACACAGTCAGGACAGTTGTCCAGGTGATTGTCTCTTGGCCGTAGCTGTCCACGGTCGCAGTTGGCGACTGCACAACCACACGGTGCCGCATTCTGCCGGCTGGGATCACTGGTATTCCCCGCTGTCATACAGAGAGAGAAGACTTTCCACGGCGTAAGGAACCGGCAAGCCTGCCTCCTGGCTGGCGGCTTCACGCCTGATGTACCAGTTGCCGACTAACAACAAAATGGCTTGCTTGATTGGACCAGGCACATCTGCGCCGGTCGTGCCAAAGCCCGCGTAAAAAGTGACCTCTACCGGGTATTTGCGCTCGCTGTCGAGCGTAGGCCAGCCAGCGATTCCCCAGACGGACAGGACCGGTGGGTTGCTGTTGTAGGCTAAAAATTCTTCATCGGTCAGAGTCCACGATGTGGTTGTCACATCGTCAGGGTTGTAGTAGCTGATAACCGGTGAGTAGGTTCCCGATGTTGTGATCATTGGCCGGCGCATGATCTCGATATCAGCGCCATCGGCTGGGAAGTCCTCCAACCGCATCCGCCATTGCTGGCGGATCAGCGCCAACCGTGTGGTGCGCTCGACATGATCACGAGCGGTGGAAATCAGCGCCGAAATCAGCGTGTCATCGTCCGAGTTATCAACTCGGATGTGCGCTTTGGCTTCAGCCAGAGTGACCGGTTCGCTGGCCGGCGCGGTGATCCGTTCAAGGAACATGGTCACCTCACTTGCGTTTTTTGGTCTTCGGCGCTTCCTCGTTTGTCGTCTCGGCATCAGGCTCGGGATTGGCGCCATTGCTAGCCACATGGATGGCCAAACCTCGCTCAACCATCCTATCGGCTTCGACCTGATCAAAGCATGGGAACAGTTCCCCAGGCATCCATGCTGTAACGGAATTGGCGAGCGCTTCAAGCAGTACTACTTCCACAGGCATATTCAGTACCTCCACAAATAAAACCGGTCCAGCGGAATCCCGCCGGACCGGTCAGATTAGCCCGGTCC